ACAAGAACTTCTGGAGACAGCGTGGGAGAAGTATCAAGAACTGGGACATACGCTTGAATATTTTACAGAACAAGGGCAGCTACTATGGCTAAGACGTTATGAAGGGGAGATATGGCAACCAAACCTAAGCCTTTAACGGCTAAGCAGGTAGCAGCTAAGTATGGCTTCCGCAGTGGCTTGGAAGAGCGCATTGCGGAGCAGTTGGACAAGGCAGGGGTACAGTACACGTATGAGCAAGTGAAGCTGAATTACATAAAGCCAGCATCAAAGCACGTATACACCCCTGACTTTGTGTTGTCTAATGGGATCATTGTGGAGACTAAAGGTAGGTTCTTACTTGCTGATCGTCAAAAGCATATCCTTGTGAAGAAACACAATCCAACACTTGATATTAGGTTTGTCTTTAGCAACTCTAATGCAAGAATCAGTAAAGCAAGTGCTACGACATATGCACAATGGTGCAAGAAGAATGGCTTTCAGTATGCTGATAAAACTATACCGAAGGAGTGGTTAGATGAATAGTATTTTTAAATTGTTAGAGAATCCTAACCTTAAAGAGTTAGCGTATGATGTGATTGATTTGCTTGTTGTCGAACGATTGCAAGAACATTACATCATGTGCTTAGACTTCGATGACTTTGAGACAGCTAAGGATATTCTTGCTGTGTTACGTTACTTTACTTCTTATGAAGAGTTCAATGAGTTCTTGAAGGAGACACGAGATGCAGGTTACACTGATCAAGGAAAACAGTGATGGTTCAGCTAACTATAGCTTTGACCTGACAAAAGAGGAAGAACAGAGCCTAATCCGTGCAGGTATCATGGCTGCTTTGAAAGAAGCTATTCGACTAGGTGATGAATTGAAGATCGTGGAGGATGATGAGAATGAACAAAGTACGGACAGTATGGGCAACACCTGAGGGTGAAGACCTGATAGCGTACATGGCTCGTGTAAGTGCTCCTGCTAACCAAGATAACAAAGAGACAGCACCTAAGCTGATCAAGTATCTTATCAAGCACAAGCACTGGAGTCCTCTGGAGATGGTTAACATCTGCATGGAGATTGAGACTACCCGTGATATTGCTAGGCAGATTCTTCGGCATCGTAGCTTTAGCTTTCAGGAGTTCTCTCAGCGTTATGCAGAGGTTGACAGCTATGCACTATCGCAGGCACGGCTTCAGGACGCTAAGAACCGCCAGAATAGCTTGGAGACAGAAGATTTAGGTCTCATGTATTGGTGGGAAGGTGCTCAGAATCGTGTGTTAGATGATGCTAAGTTCATGTACGAATCTGCTCTGAAGAAAGGTATTGCTAAGGAAGTTGCACGTAAGCTGCTCCCTGAAGGCCTGACAATGAGTAGGATGTATATGAATGGTACACTTCGTAGCTGGCTGCACTACATTGATATTCGATGTGATGTAGCTACTCAGAAGGAACATAGAGAAGTAGCTGAACTCTGTAAAGCAGAGATTATTAAACACTTTCCTAATGTGATTTCATATGCTAATTGATCCGCCACGGGGTTGGGCTTATGGGTTTCCTAAGAAGTTACCTAGTCCACCTCCTGAAAACTTACACGTCTGGTTGATCGAACAAGGTTATCCAGAGGAAGAAATTAAAACATACGGCAATTATTTCTTTTGTCGTTACATTGCAGAGGATGACAATGACACTAAATGAATATCAAGAACTAGCCTTTAACACGGCTATGGAATCAGCTAAGAACCCTGCTTACATGATTGCTAACCTCACCTCAGAAGCTGGTGAAGTTGCAGGTAAGTATGCCAAGTGGATTCGTGACGGTGTGCTGGATGAGGTTGGTATGCAGAAGGAAGCTGGTGATGTCTTGTGGCAGCTTGCTGGTCTGTCTACTGTGATGGGTTGGAGCTTGGCAGATGTAGCTAGTCAGAATCTACGTAAGCTTGCAGAACGTCAAGCTAACAATACTTTGAAAGGATCAGGCGATGACCGATGAGATTATGCAGACATACTCTTTTACTTACACTGACTGTAATGGTAAGACATACAAGAAAGAGATTACCACTGACGGTTGTTCTTGGATGGAGTGCATGAACGACTATGTACGATTTCTTGAGTCTATCTTCCAATACAACATTATGGACAGCGTACGCATTAAAGAACCTGTTTGGATGGGATCTATGCTTGAGCATCTTTCTGACTACCCTGATCCTTGGACAGGTGAGTATTTTAAAACTGAAGAAGAAGTTCCAGAGCATACGTATATTGAGCGGTGGGATAAAGAATGAAAATTCTAGTTATCCCTGACTGCCAAGTAAAAGAAGGGGTTCCTTTAGATCATCTTGAGTGGGCAGGTAAGGCTATCTGTGATTATCGACCAGATGTTGTTATAAACATTGGTGACTTTGCAGATATGCCTTCTTTGTCTACCCATGATGTCAAGGGCTCTAAGTACTTTGAAGGTCTTCGATACAAGAAAGATGTAGAGGTTGTTAAGGAGGCTATGAAGAAGCTTCTGAAACCTCTGCGTGACTTGCAGAAGACTCAGAAGGAATCTAAACACAAGGTCTATAAGCCACGTATGGTTCTGACTCTGGGCAACCATGAGAATCGTATCAATCGTGCTGTTAACAACAACCCTACGCTAGAAGGTTTGATCAGTGTTAAGGACTTGGACTATGATAAAGATTGGGAAGTGCATGACTTCTTACATCCTGTCTTTATCAACGGTGTAGGCTTTAGTCACTATTGGCCTGTAGGCGCTATGGGTAGACCAGCAGGAACAGCAGGTGCTATCATTAACAAGCTGCATATGAGTTGTGTCGCAGGACACCAACAAGGTAAGCAGATTGCTTATGGTAAACGTGCTGATGGTAAGCCTATCTGTGCTATCATTGCAGGTAGTTATTATCTACATGATGAGGACTATATGGATCAACTCTCTAACCGTCATTGGCGTGGGTTGGTAGTGTTAAACGATGTCAAGGATGGTGGCTTCGATGAGATGCTGTTGTCTATTGAATACTTAGAGAGGAAGTACGGTGACAGCAAACAAATGTAATACGTGCTTTTACATGAAGATGGATAAAGACTTGGAAGCACCTTGTGTAACCTGTACAGGCTACTCTAATTGGGTTTCCATGACGATGTACAAGAATCCTCAACATGGCCCTGCTACGTTAAAGGAGTCTATTGATGAGTGGTTTAAAGGTAGTAATGGTGTGACTCAAGAAGACTTCTGGGCTGCTCCTGATTTTCAGTACGATGTTGTCAACAAACCTAAACACTATATGCTCTTTAAGTATGATGAGCTATACAAATATGAAGAAGGTGTTGAGGTACGGGATGTCATTGAGAAACTGGTAAACAAGATTCCTCCTGCTTCCCGTGACTATGGTGGGCTATTCGTAGCTGATTATGTACAACTCATGCAATACCTGATGCGCTTCATGGACAAGAATGGTGTTGAGGACTTGAAGAAAGCTCGTTGGTACTTAGACAAGCTTATTGATGCGTATGACGAGCCTGACTTTTGAGGAGTTAAAAGAGAGGCTTGCAATGCTGGATGAGGTTACGATTCTGGAGATATTAAATATCCATAGTTATGACCTTGTTCAGCGTTTCGAAGATTTAATTGAAGATAACCAAGATAAACTAGAAAGAGAACTTGAATGAATAATAATGATACATTTACAATGAGTCCCTATAACCACTATATCGCTAAGAGTCGCTATGCACGCTTCTTGGACGATAAAGGTCGCCGTGAACACTGGCATGAGACAGTAGCTCGTTACTTTGACTTCATGGAGAAACACCTGAAGAAGAATCATGACTACACATTGACAGGTGATCTTCGTGATAAGCTTCAGACTGCTGTGACTAACCTTGATGTTGTTCCTTCTATGCGTAGCATCATGACAGCAGGTGACGCTCTTGAGCGACAGAACATTGCAGGTTATAACTGCTCATACTTGCCTATTGATGATCCTAAAGGCTTTGATGAGGCTATGTATATCCTCTTGTGCGGTACAGGTGTAGGCTTTAGTGTGGAGCAGAAGTATGTCAACAAGTTGCCTGAGATTCCAGAGAAGCTGTATGACAGCAATACTGTGGTGGTCGTTAAAGACTCCAAAGAGGGATGGGCAAAGGCCTTGCGACAAGTTATCTCCTTGCTATACGCTGGAGAAGCTCCAAAGTGGGACGTATCTGCTGTTAGACCAGCAGGTACAAGACTCAAAACCTTTGGTGGACGTGCGAGTGGCCCTGAGCCTCTTGTCGAGCTTTTCAAATATACTGTCGCCAAGTTCAAAGGTGCAGCGGGACGAAAACTTTCAAGTTTGGAAGCTCACGACATCCTCTGCAAAATTGGTGAAGTTGTTGTTGTCGGTGGAGTGCGTAGAAGTGCGATGATTAGTCTGTCTGACTTGGGTGATGATCGTATGGCTCACGCTAAGGCAGGTAACTGGTGGGATGGTAACGGTCAACGTGCATTGGCTAACAACAGTGCAGTGTATGAAGTCAAGCCCGATGTTGGGCAGTTTATGCGTGAATGGAGTAGCATCTATGAAAGTCATTCGGGAGAGCGCGGAATCTTTAATCGCTATGCTTCAGAGCTTCAAGTTGCAAAGAATGGTAGACGAAAGCCTGATCAAGAATGGGGCACTAACCCTTGTTCTGAAATTATTCTTCGTCCTTATCAGTTTTGCAATCTTTCCAGTGTTATTGTTCGTAGCACTGATACTTTGGATCGACTTCGGGATAAGGTTGCTATGGCAACTATTCTCGGGACTTTTCAATCGACCATGACTAACTTCCCATACCTGCGTAAGGTGTGGCAGACAAACACTGAAGAAGAGCGTTTGTTGGGTGTGTCTATGACAGGCATCTTGGATAACTCTTTGTTGAATAATCCTGATAGTCCTGAGTTACCTACTATTTTGGAGAACTTAAAGAATGTTGCTGTTGATGTTAACGCTATGTATGCTGACGCTATCGGGATTAATCGTAGTGTGGCTATTACAGCTATCAAACCTGAAGGAACTGTATCTCAACTCACGAGTACTGCTAGTGGTATTCATCCTCAGCATTCTCAGTACTTTATTCGCCGTGTACGATCAGATAACAAAGACCCTCTAACTAACTTCCTGAAGTCTCAAGGATTCCCTTCAGAGCCGTGTGTGATGAAGCCTGAGAGCACTACAGTGTTTAGCTTCCCTGTAAAGGTTGCTGAAGGTGCTGTGTTGCGTGAGGACTTGAGTGCTATCCAACACTTGAAGCTGTGGTTGATGTATCAACGTCACTACTGTGAGCATAAGCCTTCTGTTACAATCTCAGTGTTGGAACATGAGTGGCCTGAAGTTGGTGCATGGTGCTGGAAGAACTTTGATGAGATTACAGGTGTTAGCTTCTTGCCTATGGACGGAGGAACATATCGACAGGCTCCTTATGAGTCCTTTGATGAGAAAGGTTATGAAGAGATGTTAGCTATTATGCCTAAAGGTATTGATTGGGATCAGTTCATTGAGAATACTGATAACGTGGAAGGTGCTCAGACCCTTGCCTGTACTGCTAATGGGTGTGAAATCTAAGCATGAAAGTAATTGTCTACACTAAGGATAATTGTCCTGCCTGTGTAGCTTTGAAGGCTCGTCTCTCGAAAGAGGGCGAGTCCTTTACAGAAGTTAACATTGGTAAAGACATTAGCCGTGAAGAGTTTATGGATAAGTTCCCTATGGTTCGACAAGTACCGCACATAGAGTTTGTCAAGGAGGTTAATGACTAAAACTATGATTCTCATGCGGGTGGTTGAAATGATCACCTGCATTCATATTATTGCAAATACGTGGAGGCATTGGAATTAATGGCAACTAAACAAATGAATCGGGCTATTCCTGCAAAGGAGCTAACCCCTCGTGAGAAGGTCAGCAACAGCTTGAAGTTAAAGCTAGATGATATGACAGTCATTAAGCCCAAGACTGAGAAGCAAATGGACTTTTTTGAGGCCTACCAAGCCTCTAACTACTTCATGGCTTTGCATGGTGTAGCAGGTACAGGTAAGACATACATTGCCTTGTACAAAGCCTTGGAAGAGGCTATGGATCGTAACAATCCCTTTAACAAGGTGACTATCATTCGTAGCAGTGTTCAAGGCAGGGACATGGGATTCTTACCGGGGGATGCCGATGAGAAGATGGAAGTCTACATTCAGCCTTACCGTCAAATCTGTAGTGACTTGTTCAAGCGTAAGGATGCATGGGATAGATTGGTAGAGCAAGGACATATTGAGTTTGTCTCTACATCGTTTATCCGAGGTACTACCTTTTCTAACAGCATCATTGTTGTAGATGAGGTCCAGAACCTTACATTTGAGGAGTTGGACACAGTAATAACCCGAGTAGGGGATAAGTCTAAAATTATCTTCTGCGGCGATTATCGTCAAACCGATCTTAAAAAGAAAGATGATAAGTCAGGCATCCTAAAATTCTTTGACATCGCAGGTAAAATGAAAGAATTTATCCGTATTGAGTTTTACATTGACGACATTGTACGTAGTTCATTAGTAAAAAATTATATTATTGCTAAAACTAAATATGAGGATGGAGAATGACTAAAGCTAACGAAAACATTGAAGAACTAATGATGATGATGCCTGAGCAGAAGGGTTTAATCCGTACTCTGACACAGCAAATCAATACACACTTAGTGTTCATTGACGATGACATTACCTCTCCTAGTAACTACCGTGATGTGATCCATTGCCTAGCTACCTGTAGTGAGAATGATTCTGTTAATCTACTTGTCAATAGCTCAGGTGGTCGTACAGACTCTATCTGGCAAATCATTGAAGCTATGAAGGGATGTCGAGGTGATGTATCTGTTACGGTTATTGGTGCGGCGTATAGTGCTGCCAGTATGTTGGCTTGTATGGCTCCTGAGTGCTACATTGCTGAGTCTGCTGAGTTTATGCTTCACACTGCCCACTATGGTTCTATCGGGACTGTGCCTAATGTTAAAGGACAGACTGACTTTGCTACGAGACAGATTAACCGCTTACTTGATCAAGCTTACACAGGATTCTTGACAGACAAGGAACTTAGTGAGCTTAAGAATGGTAAGGAGTACTGGTTCGATGCTGAGGAAGCAGGTAAGCGTATGGTACGTAGGTACAAGTATCTAAGTAACTTGGAGAAACCACCTAAGGTTAAGAAGGTTAAGACAGTAACTGAGCAGTAACGAAAAAGGCCACTAGAGTTTATCGCTCTAGTGGCCTTCTTTGTTTACTGATCTAGTAATTGTGTACGACAAGTCTTCAGGGCTTCTCTGAGGATGTCTGCTTTGGCAGCTTCCCCGATAAGAAACTCTGCATCCTGTCGGTAAAGTTGTTCTCCAGTGCTTCCTGTTCCTGTGCAGACAGGGGTACTACTAACTTCTTTAACTGCTGACACGGCAACGGGTCTTTCTGTACGCTGGCGCAACCCACTAACGATAGCAGCATGACGCTTATTAATACTTTTGATAGCATCTTCTTTGTCCTTGAGTTGTTCAGTTAGTTTAACCTTGTGTTGTTCCTGTTGTTCCAAGACTAAGGTTTGTTGCTGTTGTCTGTACTTGATGAACTTTGTAGCTTCTTTGTCTACTCCTGCTCCATACGACAACCACCCTGCAATAGTTATAGAACATAACCAAATCACAATGACAGCGATGATTTTATACATTACCCATACAGAGTTTATATTCCCTCTGTCTCCTGTGTGTTAAACCTTTTAGAGGCTGACCTTTGAACTTATCCCATTTAAGAATCTCTTTACAAGCTCCTTCATAGTCATAAGTCTTAAGCTTCTTAACAAGGGTAGAGTTGCAGAAAGCTCCTGTACCTATGTTGTAGGAGAGTGATACATAGGCATCAAACTCATACTGGAACATAGGAACATTAGCACATCTCTTAACACCCTCTGAGAACTTATCAGCATCTTGCAACAACCTCATCAAAGCTCTCTCAGGGGTGATAGTGTCACCTCTCTTAACTCCTTCAGTAGTACCGAAGCCTATCGTAGGTACATCACCGGGAACAGGGATAACTGCTTTGGAAGTAAAGCCTTCCTCCAGAGCTATCCCTACTAACACGGCTGCTGATAGGTATAATGAAGTAGCAGCAGGACGTATCATGTTTCAGCTTTAGTTACATCTTTGTAGATACTGTACAGCTTATGAGCAATCATTAATACCGTATAGATTAAGGTACACCAAAGTAACAATTCAGATACTTGATAGCCTGCTACGGTTGCTAGAGAGACAGTGATGGGAGCAGAAGCCTTAGCTGCCATTCCTGCTGCTGTCTCAGTTGTAGTTTGTGCTAAATCCGGCATTGTTACTCCTGCGGTTGTGTCGGTAGGCCTGATAACATTCCACGCCAAGATAAGTTAGGTGGAATTTGTGGTAATTGTCCTGAAGCAATGTTAGACATCAACTGATTAACACCACGCTGACGCAAAGCACCTTGGAGCTTATCTGCACCGAAACCTAAGCCTGCAACACTAGCAGCAGCCACAGGGTTAGCAAAGGAGCCTGCTACTGTACTAGCCTGCATCAATGCGCTACGCTCAGGGTTCAGACGAGCCACAAGAGACAACAAAGGATCAGCGACAGGGCCAGAAGCTACACTCTTAATAGCATTCTTCTCACGCTCAGTAAAGAACCTCATCTTGTCTTTACTAGCAGCAAGGTTGATCAACTGTCTACGAATCAATTCACCCTCAGAAGCTTTAGGATCAAGAGCACGGGCTTCAGCTACGTTAAGAGCATCTTCCAAGACAGTAGCACGAGACAGGTTACGCCAATCCTTACGGGCTTCCTGCACTGCTTTGACTGCTGTTCCTACATTACCTTGCCCTGCGATAACATCTTTACCGCCAAGCTTAGTGATATAATCATCCAATTCAGATACTGCCTGACCTGCATACTTACGAGTAGCTGCATCCTTGGATGTCTTAAGATCAACCAGAGCAGAACGCATCTGTTCAAGCTTAGAGAAAGATACTCGCTGAGTGCCTGTCATGTCTCTGACTTGCTCTAACACCTGAGCTACAGGTTTATGGGCATCTAACTTAGGATTAAAGTTATCCTTAACTAATTTAGCTTCAATGTTATCAAAGTTATCCAAGACACTCTTAGGCTTTAAGAAGACACCTTGTTCATCTACAGTAGCATAAGCTTTTTGAGCACGTTGCTTAATCTGATCCAATGTGATCATAGGCTGACGTTCTGCTGTAGCTGCTGAAGCACCCTTAGCAGCAGTACCACCAGCTACAGCACCTGCTGCAATACCTGCGATAGCACTTAAGATAGGGTTCTCAGTAGCCTCTTGTACAACATCTGCTGTTGCTTGACCTGCTGCACCACCAGCACCTGCGGCTGCAGTCTGTTGAAGCAAGTTCTGACGCAAAGGAGCTAATGCTGCTGAAGCACCTGACAGTGCAGCCTGAGCAGGAACACCTGCCATTGCTGATGCCCCTGTCTGAACTGCTCTCTCTAGTGTACCTTCAGGTTGTGGAAGTCCTGCAGCAGTCATCAGTTGTTGTACACCTTGAGTAGGTGAACCCATTACTTGGCGACCAGCTAACATATTCACGCCAGCAGCGACAGGCTCAGCCATCATCGCAGGAACTGCTGTTAAACCTGTAATGGCTGCCCTAGCTGTAAGACCTAACTGACGACCTGCTTCTTGTGGAAGAGTACGTTGAGTTGGCTCAGCAGGTTTATTAAAGCTCTGCTGAGCATAGGCCAATACTTGCTCTTGTGTAGCTCCTTCAGGGGCTGTAATCTCATACTCCTTACCATCAGGAGAAGTCACAATGAATGTAGCCATTATATATCCTTATCGAGGGCGAATAGACCAACCACCTGTGGCAGCGCCAGTGGGAGTGTTTGCGGGAGCACCCATAGGAGCAGCAGCTTGAGGTTGTTTAGTCTGCAAGAACTGTTCTAAGGTCAAAGGCTGTTGCCCTTGTGTAGCACGAATCCAGTTAGAATAATGATTCTCAATCTTATTCAGGTTCTTCTGGAGTTCAGCCTTAGACTGACCTAACTCTAACGAACCAACAGTAGCTTGTAAGGCTTGCAATTCTTGTACAGCAACCTGACCAAGAGCACCACCTGTAGGACTAGCATCACGCATCTGTTGCAGACGATCAAAACCTAAGTTAGCTTTGAGAGTCAACAACTGTTGCTGTAAGTTATATGCTGTAGTACCGGGAACAAAAGCAGCACCCTTACCGACTAAACCAGTAGTCATACCTGTAACAAGACCTTCAGCAGTCTGTACGTCAGAGATAACCTTAGAAGCATGATTAACAGCAGCTTTCTTAGCTTCTTCTTTCTTCTCAGTCTTATCAGCCTGCTTAGACTTTAACTCATCCAATCGAGTCTGAGCAATCTCACGCTGAACACTAGTCAATGCTGACCTGTTAGCTTGTGTAGCTGCAGCCATTTGCTGCTTAAACTCCATGTCACGTTGTCTCTCACGCTCACGAGTCTCAGCCTTCTCACGCTCTAACTCAGCTTTAGCAGTACGATTAGCTTCTGCTGTCTGTCTACGCTCTAATGTTTTAAAGATGTCATCAGGCTTACCATACTTGCGAACAACAGCTTCAACAGCTTTATCGTCAGCGTCCATAGGCAGTGCAGCAAGCTCAGTACGTAACGCTTCATCTTTAGCTTCACCACGAAGAATCTTACCTTCTTCAGCCATAGCTTTAGCAGCCTGAGCCTGTTGACTCATCTGACGAGCCTGCTCTGTCTGTAACTTAGAAGCTTCCAAGTCCATAGCAGCAGCCTTCTGAGACAACTGCAATGCCATGTCAGGGTCTTGTGTACGTAAAGCATCAGCCATCTGACGCAGACCTGCAGCAGTGTTAGTGTTAAACTGACCCGCCAACTCACGGAGCCTTGTAGCTCGTTGGATCATAGGGTCTTGTGTCTGTACACCAAATGCACCTGCTAAACCTGTACCTACACCTGAGCCAGCTTTGTAGGCCATCATGCCTAACTGTTGGTCTGGTGTCATCTGAGCAAACTGAGTAGCACGTTGGTTTAACAACTGAGCTTGCATCTCTTGAGGAGACATAGAGCCTCCAAATAAACTAGGTGATGTTGCCATTGTTATTCCTTAGAAGTACTGACCTAAGTCTTGGTTGCCAAAAGCTGCGCCTGTTCCGAAGCCAGTGTTTCTGTTTCCTGCTAAACCAGCAATCAACTGTGCAATAGGATCAGTCAAACCTGCTACAGCACCTGTTACAGCAGCACGATTAGCATTATTAGCTACGTACTGACCTGCTGCATATTGATTAGCTGCTGCTTGGTTACTAGCTGCTGAAGAAGAACCTAAACCAACACCTTGAGTAAAGGCATTCATACCTAAGTTTTCAGTACTCTGAGCACCGCCAAGCAAGTTAGTGAATGGAACCAGAGCATTAGACTGCAGACCGTATCCGGCATTCTGAAGGTTGATACCACCTGTCATTAAGCCTTGACCGAACTGAACTTGTTGTTGTCCAGCTTGATCAGCTCTAGCAGCCAACTGAGCATCTTGTAATGCTTGTGCATTAAAGAAAGCAGCCATTGAAGGGTTAGCAGCTTGTAAGCCGGGAGAACCCATACCGTAGCCTGCTGAGGTAGCACCAGTAGCAAGACCTAAACGACCTTGTTGCTGTTGTTGGTTAGTCAACTGAGCTAACTGCTGTTCACGACCGGGAGCTAACAAACCTTGCTGTTGGGTCATATACTGCTGAGCAGCACCTTGAGGTGTCTGAGCAACATACTGTTGACCTAAGTTAAACAGACCTTGACCTGCAGTAGTAATACCGGGCTGCTGCATCTGAGCCATTTGAGCTTGAGACAGGCCTGTACCAGCCATGCCAATCAAGCCTTCACGCATTGCAGCAATGTCAGGAGCTACTTGATAGCCAGCACCTGTCAGTTCACCTTGAGGGCCATACTGGAAGCCTGACTTACCAAAGCGAGTAGTAACACCTACAGGACGGAACTGAGCCATCTGAGCAGCTTGGTTAGCTGATGTTACAGCATTACCTGAAGCTTGGTCAGCAGCATAGATTGTACCTGCTGCTTGCAGTGCAGGATTAATTAATTGTGTCCAATCAAAAGCCATTAGTAACTCCCGCCATCTACTGTAGCATTTAAAGTACCTGATACAGTCAGGTTAACCATTGTTGCAGTGCCTGTAAAAGCACCGTTGTTAGAATCACCTTTAGAACTGATAGCTGAAGCAATGTTGTTGTACTCAGTATCAATCTCAGTCCCTTTGATAATCTTATTAGCATTACCTGTAGACAAACTATCTTTGACAGCAAAGTTAGTTGATTTTGTATAGTTAGCCATGTTAGCGAGTCTTTCCTGTTTTAACGTAAACGTCTAGCTTCTGAATGGATACAGGTTTCTCAAACACAGTAGTTTCAAAACCTAATTGAATAACCTTACCTGAGCCACCAATATTGATAACCTTGTTGTCGAAGGCAGTGCCACCGTATTCACCAATGTTATACTCTGCAATGTTGTATTCAGCTACAGCAGCATTGGCAAGTTGGAATTGTCGGCTGTTAAGAATGTCTGAATAATCAAATCCAAACTTCAACACTACACCGTAGCCTTGACCACCAATAACTGTAACCCCTACCTTCTTCATCAGCTTGATAACTGTAGGGGCTTGGAAGTCAAAGTAGTTGGTGTAGTAACGCATCAGATAACTATCAGTGTTGTCCTTATAGCCATCATACTTACCGATGTAACTAGCTTTACCAATCAATAAGTCCTTACTACGAAGATACTTCATTGCTGTAGGTACTAAACCATCCCATGTCGTAGTCCTGTTAGCACCATTCTGAAGAGTACCTCTCATATCAAAACAGTAGGATAACTGACGAGCAGGTAGAGATAACAAATAGAAGGCATCCTTATCGGAATAGACAGCCCTAATCTCATCAGGGTCTTCTAAGTTAATCTCAAACACCAAGTCATCTCGGACGTTAGCACTAATATCCCGCATAGGTGCAGACTTCTCTTGAATAGTACGCATCAGTGACCTAACACCAGCATCAGACAAGAATAAGACATCACCACCTGTAACTACTACTGAATCCCTAGCAAAGCATCCAGTGCCTGTAATGGCATCAGACAACATAAGTTCATTAGGGTTGTTAGCATTGTTATAGATCAGAATCTGTCTACGACCAAAGATAATAAAGAAGTTGTTATGAGCAGCTAAGGCAATAATCTCATCACCGCCAGCAGGCCATACTTGAGAGACATCCAGCGTACCAGCAGTACCTGTGCTCAGAACGTGTCCTGAAAGTAAGTCTGAAAACTGTACAGTACTCTTATTGGTACTATTATTAGCTGACCATGTACGACCATAAGCACTGATAACACAGTTGTTATTAGACACTGTTCCTACGTAGCCTGACTTCTCAGAAATACGTCTGTAGGTTGTTGTACTGACCGCAGGGTCGAACACCAGAGGATCATGCCCTGCTTGATACATATACAGACAACCATTCAATGAAGCCATCTGCCAGTTACTGTCTGTGATCGTAGGGGCTGTACCACCACCTCCGTAGGTCAATTCACTGAGAGTAGAACCACTAAGCTTAAACAGTTTATTGTTGCCTGCTGCTACGATGTATGAAGTACCGTCTACAGTAATCAATTCATCAATAGCTTTGACTAAGGCTGTACCCAAGGTTGCATTATAAGCGTGAGAAGTAGTCCACCCCTTACGAGCACCAATACGACCAAACTTATCAATGACACAGTTATTAGCTACGGTAGCGAATCCATCCTCTAACGTAACGGAAGAGTCTTGGGTGTTAACTCCTTTGAAGCCGGGAGCAGCAATGGTTGTCGTTAGGAGTTTAGCTACCATGATTAAACACCTTCCCAGACTACCTGATCTTCGTAGCGATTACGTTCAATAGCGATAGCATCAGCAAGAGCTAAGCGATACTGTTGATAGATTTCACCAAAGGATGTTCCACCATCTTCACCACGCTCACCAACAGCCTTAGCATATGCCAGTAACTGAACCAAGTGAGCAGGTACAATTAAGTTATCACTGTTGTTAGCTAAATCTAATTGAGGGATAATCAACTCAAAGCGTACTTGGTATACTGCATCAGGCTGAGGCCATACATCTACCTTAGTATCTCCACCTGCTGTAGCACCGTTGTAGCTGTAGTAGCACGGAGCAGCATCCTGTACAGTACCTGTGAAGTATTGACGATTAAGCCATGTCTGAGGAGCTTGACGCATTGCTACGTCTTCAGTGTCATTAATCACATCCTCTGTCTTGAATCTGTCACCAGAACCTGTCAGAGTATAGTTACGCTGGCCGGGGACAGTAGGGACTACAATAGTGGTAGCTAAAGCATTCCACTCGTGTGCATCCTCTACTTCCCGCTTAGCATCATTAACAAAGATACCAATCAAAGAGCTATAAGGAGTGTCCTCAACTGAAGATACCTCAGTTTCCCGCAGCCTTGTGAGTACGTTGTTAACCAGTTGTAAATAGGTCGAAGCCATCCTTATGTTCCTTTAATTATATACATAAATAGTATACCAGAAATTTAATTACTTGTCAATAGGTAAACTAAAATTATTTACTTTTCTTCTTATCTTTGTTCTTCTTGGTGCGACTACCACGCTCAGGCTTAGCACGACCTGCTTCGGAGAGAGCAATAGCAACAGCTTGTTTCTGTGGCTTACCTTCTTTGACCATCATGGAGATGTTCTCGCTGACAGTCTTATCTGACTTACCTTTTTTAAGTGGCATAATGTACTTCTAATTATTGTGGCTGTTCAGGCCAAGTGATAGTCCAA